ATTAAAATATAATATATATAACATTAAAATCAATAATAAATAAAAAAGAGTTTGAATAACTTTGCTGTTATGTCAAACTCTAATTTTTTAGTATGCAAGAATTGCGTAATCAAATCTTAATGTCATTGAAATATCCGCAAGGTCGTCCTGACTGTAATCCAAGTCTCCAAAGTCGCAGTCCGTTAACATGACATTCTTTAGAATCCATTTAGATACAACAACACCAGTAGGGTCAAGCATCTCTAATTCTACGTCACGTTTGTAACCAGCAGCGTAACCTTGTCGTCCAGTAACAGACTCTGAATGTAAACGAACCCATTCCATAACAGCTTGAGAAGCGGATGGACCGATTGGGTCACGTAATTTAACCTGCATGTTATCCCATGTGTAACGTCCTATAACCCATGTTGATGTGTTAAGGAATGGAATTTCCTTCTCATTTTGCTTTATGGATGGACGCTTAGCTGAAGATAGCCACCATTCCTGTATACCTAAATCTGAGGGAAACCTAAGTAACCATCTGTTTTTTCTTAATGGCTCATAATTGAGCGGCATTTTAAGCAATAAATCACTCATCTAATTATAAATTAATAATATTATTATTTACATTTATTCATAAATATATATTATTATATTCTTTTAATACTAAAAATCATTTTATTTGTTGTATTTTTTGTATCTTCGCATATATTTTATAAAAACAAGAATAGTGGACACGAAAGAATTTATTAAAAAATCTAAGTTAGTTTGGGGCGATAATGTTTTCGATTATAAAGATGTGAATTATATTAATAACTCCACTCCAGTTGTGCTGTGGTATAATGGTTTGAAATTTACGCAACGTCCTAAACATCATTTAGCTCATAGAAAGCCTTTATTTATGTCTGAAAAGAAGAAACATACAAAGGAAGAGTTGATTGAATTATTTAACAAAGTACATAGCAATAAATATAATTACGGGGATTTTGAATATAAAAATGCTAAAGAGAAGAATATTCCCGTTTATTGTTCTGTTAAGGATAGTAATGGGGTAGAACATGGCGTTTGGTATACCAATGCTTCTAATCATTTAGCAGGATATGGTTGCCCCAAATGTAAATCAGAAAAGTTATCTTCTACTTTTTCTTCCAATAAAGATGAATTTATTTCAAAGTCTAAAATTATACATGGTGACAAGTATGATTACTCAAAAGTTATTTATCTAAATAATTCTACTCCAATAGAAATCGTTTGTCCTCAGCATGGTTCGTTTCATCAAATACCACACAACCACTTACAAGGAAAAGGATGTCCTAAGTGCGTTGAAAGTAAACTTGAAGAAAGAGTTAGAAAAATGTTGGAGGAAAATTATATAGAATTTAAACAGTATTATCATACTAAATGGTTAAAGCGTCAATCTCTTGATTTCTTCTTACCACAATATAATTGTGCTATTGAGTGTCAAGGAGAACAACATTATATAGAGGGACGTTTTGGAACGCCTCTTGAACACGTTCAAGCTTTAGATAGAACAAAACATTCTCTATGCGAGGATAATAAAGTAACATTATATTATTATGCTTCAGAAAAATATGATAAAGATGTTTATACGAATCTATATGAATTAATAAATACTATTACTGGTAATATTATTTTAAAAGATGAAAATATAGAAAATCTGAAAAAGTTTCTTAAAACATTGAAATGTAATTTTACATACTCAGTAAATAAAATTCATCATTCAGACGATTTTGTTACTATTCAAGATAGATTTTATTCTGAAGTACATAAGTTAATGATTATTTATATTAACAGTTATGACCATCGTAAGCGTCTTGCAAAATATGATTATAATGAAGGAATATCTCAAGAATATTTTATAAATGAAACTAAAAAGTTTGAAAAAGAAGGAATTAAATGTATTTGGATAAAAGATTATGAATTGAATGATAGTTACACTATACGAGATAATGACGGAAAATATTTATATAATTACAAACGTAAATGGGAAGTTATAAAATCTTATATAAAATATAGTGTTAATGAATGTCCGAATACTTTATATGCACGTGAATGTGAAATTCATGAAGTTCCCAATCAGGAATTGAAGCAATTTCTAAATAAAAATTCACTGTTAGGCTATAAACCGTCTTCTATAAATCTTGGTTTATATCTAAAACATGATAAGGGAAAATTAAAGAAAGGAGATTTGGTAATGGTTTATACCTTTGGCGCAAACTACTTTAGTAGTAATTCAGAAAAGCGTCATATAGAAGTTATACGTGCTTCAACGCTTCTTGATTATCACGTAAATGGCGGTGCAAGTAAATTAATGAAGCATTTTTTTAAGAATTATTCTTCATTAAAGATTAATGGTAAAGTAATTAATACCGATGCAGTAGTTTATTATGTAGATGCTGACCATAATAGTGGTAATACATTACATTCTTTAGGTTTTTCTCTCTTTTCTTGGAATAGTGGATTTGTTTATGTGGATTCTAATAATTTAACATCTAAAATGAGAAATCCATCAAAATATAAAGAGATGCAAGAGAAGTTATCAAGTCATAAATATTTTATATCACCTACTGTAGGAACAAAAGTTTATAAATTAATAAAAGCAGAAGATGATTAATCTTCTGCTTTTATTTTTATCCTACCGTGGAATTATCTTTTTCTGATACTGCTTTATCGCACATTAACCAAATTTTTTTATAGAATTGATAAATTTCTGAATCAACTTTATCAGCATATTCCTGAAGTCCTTCTAATGCTACTTCACGTATTCTTGCAATTCTATCATCTTGTTGTGATAAATCTTGACCATCCATTTCCTTTCCATCTATATATTCATCTTCTTCGGTGTACTCATCTTCTGGATTAATCTCGCTATCTTGTTCAAGTTCTTCGTCTCTTTGGTCAAAATCATAAGCCTCTTTTAAAATTTCAGTAGACTTTTTTAATTCTCTTAAGGTTCTTTCTATAAAACTCATATTATTTTATTTTAATAAAATCATTTATTATAAATATCAACAAAAATAAAAAAAGGAGAGCGAAATACTCTCCTTTATTATAAATATTATTTAGAATTAAATATTTTCAAACGATGCACCTTCTGGTGTAAGTACAAAGTCGATAGTTATATATTCTAATGCACCGTAAGGTTTGAAGAAAATCTTAGCTGGAAGCTCTCTTCTCTCACGTGATTCAATAGTATCATTAACTTCGATTCGGTAATCAGAAATACCTCTATTATTTCTAATGTTATCCAGAATAGGTGTAACAGTAGATAAGAACGTATTCTTGCTTGAAGCGTCGTTAGGGTCGAAAATGAGACCAATACATGCAATAGAAACTAGTTTTCTTAATCTTAACAATAAACGTCTAACTGCTATTCTATTCAGCTGTGATTCACGTTTCTGTAAGTTCTTTTGACCCCATATTTTAACACCGTCTGTAGCGAATGTCTTAACTGGATTAATTCTACCATTGTAAAGAGTATCCTCATCATCAATCTTTGTAAATGTTCTTGCTCGTACACATTCTACATTACCTCGATTAATACCTGCAGGTGCAAACCATGGCTGATATTGATTATCCGTCTGTGCAAAATTTCTTACTACATCCTTAGTTACAGGAAGATAAATATACTGATTATTATCTTGGTCAAAGTATTTAACCCAAGGGTAATATGTACAAGTATAATTAGAATCAATTTCCATATCCTCTAAGTTATAAACAACCTCATCAGCCCCATACATATCGTCAGTGTAATCACTAGAACCAGATGGCTTATCTGGCGTTGTAACAACGTAGATTGCATCAGCTCTTTCCTCTTCAATCATTTCGATTGCTTCTTCAACCAATAATTTCTGATTTACATAATCAATACCTGGTGTTGCAAATACATTGATATCGGTTTCTTCTGGGTTAGCAAACTGTCTAATAGCGGACAAATATGCATACCAGTCTGAAGTTATACCATTCTGATTAAGTTTTAAACCTTTAGGATTATGTATTTTGTCAAATGCATAACCAGCGCCACTGTTTGCATCGTAGCTACCTTTGTAACGTGATAGCTTAAAATCGTCCGTGTTAGTTCTCTTATCACGATATACATCCCAACCGTCAAATCCACCATAGAAGTAAGCGGTGAACTTTCTCATATTAACATTTTCGTAAATAGAGCCAGCCATTTGTTCCTCTGTACCTATTACTGGTGTTTCTGCAAGGTTTCTTGTTCTTGCATTAGTGCTTACAGCATCAAACTTATAACCACTCTCACCATCTACAGTAATATTTACAATGTGTTTTTTATCTTCAAAAGCGTTAATGTTGATACGTGAGTCTAAGTGGAAACCATTTGTTAACAACGCAGGTACACCTTCTACATAAGCTGCATTACCCTTGAATGTGAACATATCTATATCCACTCCAACCCAGCTTGATAAACCAAAATACTGCTTTCTGTTTTTAACTTCTTCATCGTAGTCAAGGTTATATCTCAACTCTGGCTGAACAATATCCTCGTGTGCGTCGCCATCAATAGCTTGTACGCCTGCATATGCTTGCTGTGGATAGCCTAAGAAACCAGCTGGAACTGATGTTCTTGCTGCTGTTGTTTCATTAACTTCTACGGTTACATACTTAGATTTAGCTTCGTATACGCCATCAAAAGAACCTACTCTGTAAGAAATGTAGTCACTCTGTCCTGGTATCATTGAACATCTACCAAAGCGTTCCAATACAACTGGTGCCTCGTCAGTATCGTCGATACGTCTGATAACTACATCGAATACACCTTCATCTGGACGAATGTTTTCGATTGATACCTTGACTTCATTATTAGAACTATCACCATCAGAGATAGTATGGAATCTGAATAGCTTATTAACTTCCATCTTAGTGTAATCACCCTTGAGGTTTGAAACGAACCAAGGTGTAGAAGCATAACGATATGCTGACTTGTAATCATTTAAGTCACATGCAGCAAAAGTAATATCATCATTAGCTGTATTCATTCTCCAGTACATTCCATCGGAACTATTCTTAACAAGTGTGCGTTTAGTTACTTGTGTAGTAGCACCTGCCTCTGGATTTCTTAATTTATCGTACATTGGAGCGGTATTCAAACTACCACCTTTTTCGCCTTTAGAAGCACGCTTAGCCTTCCAGTCTTTCTCATATAGTTCTACTGATTCTGGTAGATTATAAGCATAGAAGTAATGTCTCTTGCCATCAGTACCAGTATATTGAGATACAGTATAAATTTGTCCTGGCTCTACAATTACCTTAACTGGTTCTTCCATAGCCGCAGCATATGCTGCTTTTCCAGCTTCTGTTGTTTTATCGAATTTAGTTTCGTCTGGTTTTCCAATAATTCTATTTTCTGGAATACTTGTGATGTTAACTGATAAACCGTTATTTTCAAGTTTATTACTTGCTAAATCCTTATAAGTAATAGGTTGACCTGTTACATAGTTGTATGGGTGAGCGTGTATAGCCTGACGTGTTCCATCTTCGGCTGGCACGCTTGCCATTTTATCAGCTAAGTATCTTAAACCTACATAACGTCTTGTTAAACCTTCTTCTTGAAGTTTTATTAAACCAGACACTGCCTCAAGACCATTATAATCATTAGTATAATATACTTGATATGCTTCAAGAGAGTTAGAGATTGAACTAATTGTTCCTTCTACAATTCCTTGCTGTAGAGCTACGTCGTATAATGATTCTACGAATATTGGTGCATCACCGTCTTGAGCTTTAGTGCCTAATACATTTAAGATATATTCCTTATCTGATGGATTTAATGAAACAGGGTATTCAAAATATCCGTCTGGATGTTTACCCTTTTCAACTTCAGCCCATAAAGATGTTAATTGTTCTTCTGTATGTGCACCTGTGAAGCCAGCTAATTTAAAACGTCCATAGTTAAGCGTATTAACATTAAAACTTGAACTGTCTGGACTCAAACCGAAACCTGAACATTCATTTCCTAAAGAATAAAGAGGAATGTAAGGTAATATTCTTAATGAATCCATGTTATATTTGCGAGCAGCCTTGCAATCATCGGCTTGTGTTGCAGCTGTCTCACCAACATTGTAAGTTAATACATCGTAAGAGTTAGATGAACACACGCAAGTTCCATCATTAGATGTTGACTTAATATAAGGATGATAAGAGCCTCTTGAACGCAATACTGCAACAACCATCTTACTACCCTTAGTTGCATCATTTACCAACTCTTTATCAGCTGTAATCAACCATGCTGGACCTGCATTGTATCCGCTAAGACCCAATACTCTGACGAATTTAAGATTTTCAGACTCTGATAAATATGATTTAGCAATATATGGTGCTTCGTATTTAGGATACTGACTTCCCTTAAACTTCTCTGTACTTGTACCACCGAATGTTTCTACATAGTCTCTCCAGTTAGCTATGTCCAATGCTTGGAAAGCAGGACCACGCAATGATTCACCGACTAAACCAGTCTTAGTGATACCTAAACTTTTCACAGCATACGTTAAGTCCACATCACGACCATAAATGCCTGGTGAAACGTGTATACCTCTTGCATTATCTGCCATAATTTTATATCTATTTTTAATTTATTTTATTTTGATATACTAATCTTTTTTAAAGAAAAGTATAATTAATGTTCTTTTATATAAATATTGTATTTTGCCGAATAATGCTTTTTATATATAAAAAAATATGAATCGATATATTTATTATTTAATTTGAGACAATACAGTTTAACTTTTTATCTATATTATCTATAAAAGCAATATACTTTTTTACATTGAAATTAATTTTTGCATTAAGTAATTTTTCCTTATACTTTTTAAGTAATTCTATATCTTTATATTTCTCACCGAACTCTATTTGAATGTTGAAAAATAATTCAGTTATTTTACCAATCTCTGATATAAGTTCTTTTAACTTTAACAAATCATTAAACTCTAATTTAAATTTATATTTATCTTCTATTTGAAGAAGAATATTCTCAATCTTCATAATTTTATCAATCGAAACAGTCATAACTATTAAAATTTATTTCTTTACAAGTATAATTTCTTCATCAGATATTTCATCAAGAGGACTTTCTGCATCAAACTTACTATCAATTACACTATTGGGGTCATATCCATGGAGAATAACTTTAGAATCTTCGTATAAATCATCCCTAGTTATTTCTATTGTTATTTTATCCCCTTTATAAAAGTTAATATCCATCCCATCTAAAGACATAGTTTCTTCATTTGTTTTTAATACCATATCATATACATTTTCAGTTTCAACGGTATCTAAAATCATGTCTACATCTATAATAAAGTCTTCTTTGGAATTACATGAATCAATATCAATAACAACACTTATTTTCTTATTATAATATCTTTCTTCTTCTTCCTTATTACAGCAACAACTTTCTTCTTTCTCTTTACATGTTTTTACACATGTGTTTTTGTCTTTAAATTTATTTACAGGTACATCTGGTTCACATGTGTTACCATTACTATCTGTGCTATCATATGTAATTATTCTTGCTTGGTCGGTAAGTCTATTGTTGTCATCTTTCATTGCATGAGAATATCCATTAGAACTTTCATTTTTATCCTCTTCTTTATTATCCATTTCGCTGTCAGGTATCATGGAATTTCTTATTTTAGATATATTTTCATCGAAAGTGTCAATCATGCCAAAGCCACTATTACTCACGGATGTATCATCGAATGACCTTATTATCATTCTTGACGGGAGATGGGTTACACTAAAATCTTCTGAACGTATAATATATGCTTTTAACTTTAATTTGAATATTTGAGAATAATATTTTCTATCATCAATGGTATATTCTGATTCATCAGAAATATCTTCAAGAGTTATTGGCATAGGATGACCATTAGGGAATATATATGTCTGTATGCTTTGAAATTCGTAATTCATTAACTCATTCATTCTGTTAAGAAGTTCATATTTACTACAAACAATACCTACCATATATTCAAAATTAACAGAGAATGGCTGTTTCATCGTATACATGTCATACGCTTCAGTTCCGTTCTCTTGCAGCACTGGTTCATAAAATACGGCATAATTTCTATGTCCTGGAATATTCATATATGAACCTTGATTTTCTCCTTTCTGTGGATTAGGCGCACGTGTTATAGTCTTGAAATTAAGTACAAGACTACCAGATTCATCCACGTTTTTCCATGTTTGGGAATATTCACTTATTCTCTGGGTACTAAATAGTTTAAAAGTAGGTAATTTTTTACCATCATATACAATATCTATCTTTTTATCCACCCACTCAAAGAACTCTTGGTCAATATCTTCGTAACTTACTGGTTTTGGAAGAGGTGTACCATGTTCTAAAATTACCTTAGACATATTTCTACGTCTTTCTATACCATATGAATTATGTCTAAGTTTCATTTTATTAATAAATGGTTTAGGTTGTATAAGTCCCATTATAGTATCTCCTTTTTAGTAATGTTAATGTCTTTGTCATTAAAAATAATATATACATCGAAGCCTTTCTCATCATGTACAATTAGTCCTGTATATCCTATTTTATTCAAAAAGGCACTTGCTTCTTTATCACTACCTAATAAACTTGAAATTGTACCATAAATACTTCCTTCGTCATTACATTGTGCTATATATATGCATTCATCGTTCCAAAATTCTTGTTCATGCCCTTTATAAGCGTCCTTTCCATAGTCATCCTCTGTCGTATAATATTTGAAGAACTTTCTTGCAATACTCATACTTTCTTTTTTAGAAGGAATTTTGTTATATGTAAGGAATTTATTTCCAGAAATGTCAGCATGATAAATAATTCCACCTTTTGCATACTCTTTAGCGCATTCTTCAGATGTTGTAAAGTACAGACCATATCCAAACGCTTGGTTTCCCCATCCACTATTAAGATATTTCAAGTCAAACTTATCAAAATCTTTAAAACTACCATGTAATAAATTTACTTCTTTCATAATATTCTCAATTAGAATATTAATGTTATTTATACGCTCTTTTAAATTGCGTTTAGAAGCTTTATTTTCTACTTTTAATGTATTTGGATTATCATTGTCTAATAGCTCCTGAGAGGCTCTTGAAATACCTTTATTCCAACCACTATATTTAGGGTTTATTTTCTTTTCTCTGTCCTTAACAATTCTTTTTGAATTTTGTTTCTCTTTTTCTTGTTGTATCATTTTGTTAAGAGTATATCTATTTCTATAAACTTCTTCAGAAGCTGCTTCTGACCATCTGTAATACTTGTTTTTAACATAGCCTCTTGAATAAAGAAATTTATCAATAATTTTTGGCGGATACGTACCCCAACCGTATTGTCTTAATATTGATGAAATTTCATTACTTGTTTTTTGTTTAAAATTATATCTTGAATTTTCTTTAATCATAACCTTCACGCTTTAAATTCTGATGTGTCTACAGGACTTGCTTGAATTGTACGGTAAAGTGGTATTGTACCCCATAATGTATGCCCATTATCATAATTGTTTCTTCCGTCATTATTAACAACAAAATAAATCATTAAATCTGGTTTTACCTGTACGCCAATATAATCGCCATTTTTTATATCAACACCTAATTCTGTTAATGTTTCTTGATAAACACTTACTGTCAATTTACCAGTTTTCATATATGTTCCAAGCTGTTTGGTTTTGTCGTATGATTTAAGTTCTGGTTGTTCTATTTTATAAACGCAATGTATCTCTATAGGTGTTTCGTATTCAATACTATTAACATCTGCTTCACCATATGTTGCATCTGTATTTGTTTTATCTAACTTAACTTGATATAAAACTACAGTCTGATTCATGTCCTGTTCAATGTAGTCTTTACCTACTTGCATTTCAAAATCATACGATTCCTTATCATAGAAAAGATTGTTTCTATTAATTGGTACACGTCTTTTTGTACCTGTATTAAATGTAAGTTCTGCCATTTTTAACTATAGTATTTATCAGCTATTTCTTCATTAAATCCATCATCTAAGATTACCATATGAGGTTCTCCGTCTCTTATTGTCATTCCCCAATTTGCTAATCTACAAAAATCACCTACAGGTGGTCTATAATTCATTATATAATCATACAATTCATTAAGGATATAAGATTTTTGTTCATCATAATCTAACATATCTCTTAAATTATCATCTGAAAGTATCTGTCTTCCATTAACCCTTGAAGGGTTTGCAATTCTTCCACCTGACAAAATGAATGCTTGAACTTGTTTCCATGTAAAACCAATTACTTTTTTAAAATCTTGTGCTTTTGCAGGTAGCACATATTCACTTACAATCCATTGAAATGAAGGCTCTTTTTCTCCTTCATATGAATACATTGTTGTGTATTCTCCATCATACATGAATATTTTAGGAAAAAGGTTATACTTATTTTTATAATAATCATTTAATGTTGAACATTCTGCTTCGTTTTGTGCAATACCTTTGGTATTCTTAGCTAATTTCAGTACTTTCTCATCATCTATTTGAAATACCATTCTGCTTGAACCATTACCTATTGGATTACCCAAAAACGACTTACAATATGCTACTTTTTTGTTGTAACTAAGAGTATTTAATTTATCCAAACTAAATCCGTCTTTAGCAGCTTCAAATAGTCTAATTTGATTCTCTTTTATTATTATAGTTTTCATGTTTAATCTTTTTTAATAAATATTATTATATTAAATAT